CTACTATTAGGTAGGGAGTTTTGACTGTGTAAACATGCCCTGGTTAGGTGATTATATCAAATAAAGACTCAAATACGTTATCTTCAACTCTATACTGAACAACGAAGTCGTACTGGATAGCCATTTCAATGGTATGGAACTCATTAGTACTGTAGTTAAATTCCGCAGGTTTCCAAGACTTAGGCCATGCCCCATAGAGCTTGATTACTAGTTTAGGCTGTCTATTATGGTCTAACTGTATAAGCTCAAGAGTTCTCTTAAATTGGTCTCCTGGGATTACAGGTGCGGAGTGTGCACCATACACAGGGTCATAAGTAGTTCTCATCCAAGAGAATAGTAACTTAGCCGCATCACCCCTGATTAAGTTATCGAAGGTTAATACAGTTTCCTCAGTAGTAACTTTACCTGGGTAGTAGAATCTGTCATTAACCCTGTCAACTGTTATAGGTTCGGAAGTGAATCCAACCTGTCCTACAGATTTGAGGGCCATTGCCATTGAGTCAGAAGCATCGGTTAAGTTGAAATAGTTATCAACAGTTCCGAGAATACCAGCTATATCAGGTATTCTCATAATCCAACTGTATGCTCTGTAAGAATCGTACTGGTGAGTTAATCTATGACCATCCGTAATGGATATGTCTAATCCTCTTTCTTGTTGACCAAGAAACTCACCTACGGTATCGTTTATGTCTGAACCTGCCATCTGTCTATATTATTTAGTTATGCTACTGAAATGCTTCCGTTTTGGTTAGTTACGTCTACTTCAAATACGACAATCTCACCAATTTTTACAGGCTCTACAATAACCTTGCACCATATCTCACCCCTGTCAATTCTAGCTTGTGTATTTGTTGTACGGTCACAGATTACACTGTAACTTAGTATACCTCTCCTCTCTTTTATATCAGCTAGGTAAGGATTTAATCTTCCTACAATACGACTCCATGTAATAGGGTCGTTTGGTTCGAATGCAAAGTCTTTAGTACTTCTAAGGATATTTTTCCTAATCACTAACAGTAAGTCTGCGACATTCTCTCTATCAAGACTGTTTGCTTCTCTTTGTGAAGTTCTTTGACCCCACATAACTATACCGTCTTGTGGGAACTTAACAATTGGATTTACAGCATTTCCACCACCATATGCTAAGTCTCTATCACCTTGGTTAAGTACAACTTCTACATCTGTAGCTTTAGTAATCTTACCTCTCTTAAGTCCAGCGGCTGCTTGCCATCTATCTGTAAGTGCTACAAGTAATTTAGCTTTAACGACAGCAGGGTCTAAGTTATACTTAGCTCCTTCAAATACGTTAAACTGCTCAACCCAAGGCCACTGTATAGAAGTTAGATAGTGGTTTATAGAAGAACTTCTTCCGTCACCTAAACCATTATGCCAGTTAACTGCCCTCTGTACAGAAGGTAATCCTTCAGGAGGACTTGTAAGATATCTGAATCTTTCTTGTGTCTGTGCCAAAGATACAGCAGCGTTCTGTACAGATTCTACGTGGATTCCAGGAATCACAAGGTAAGAGATATCTACTGAGTCATCAGTAAATCCTTGAATACCTGTTTTAGATGCGGTACTTCCTATAAGGGCTGTAGTTACATCTGCGTCAGACATAGAACCTCCTTCATCAGCAACGTCTCCGTTAACACCACCTGAGAAGTCAACAACTTCATCCATAAGTTTACCAAACTTCAGTTTGGCAGTACCAGAGACACCAGTACCAGCAGATGTATTATAAGCTGTAGCTGTAAAGGTTCCTTCATAAGAGGTAGGAGCTATAAATCCAGAAGATGAAGTATATCTATCTGACCCATCTACAAGTCCTAACTTACCTACGTAGAATCTTGAAGTAGGAGAGTTTAACGCAGTCTCTGTATTGATTTTATCAAGAACCCAGTTAGTAGATTTATCAGATGCGTTAACGAAGTCAACCGCATAACTTTCTTCTATTGCACCGTCCATTGAGAATAGCACGGAAGTATCTTTACCTCTCTTAGAAGTTACGACAGAGCGTAACCCATATGCTGTAAGACCATCAGTTGTTGTAGAAGTTTCATAGTTATACCCTGAACCTTCATAAAGAGATTCAAGAGATAGATACCACTCTGCTGAGTTACCTTCTGAAATAACTGCGGAACCTTGATACTGAGTATAAGAGCCAGACCCATTAAGCCACCCAGCATCAGATAATACATCAGAATAATCTACCCCAGGAGTACCAAACATGTAGTGAGTTAAGTTAGTAGGCCATGTTGCTGCTTGGGCTGTAAGAGTTGCGGCAGCANGAGTTGAAATAACCCCATCTGAACCTTCTAGTGGATTTCCTCCACCACCTGCTGCTCTACCAGTACTTCCTAATGCTGAGAAAACCGCGCCATTAGCAGAAGTATAAATTCCAGATACAGATATAGAAGCCGCACTTCCAGCGTAGTTACCTACAAAGTACCCTACACTTGAAGAGCTTTTAATAAATTCAAAGTCTGCTTCTTCAGGAAGATAAGAAGCAACTGTATCATTGATATCACTTATAACATCAGTACCTGATGGGACTCCTACAATATATGGTTCTGAGTTCGCTGCTGTTCCGTCAGCTTTCACAACATCAATGAGGAATGCGTATCCAAAACTTTGAGATAATCCTGAAACAGTTACGTGAGGCTGTGAACCAACTCTAACTGCACCAACAGCGGTTTCTTTGGACGGTGCGGCTGCTCTTTGGAACCAAACACTATTTGTAGATTCTAAAAGTTCGTAAGCTCCTAAAACACCTTGCCCACCTTCTACTCTATTAGGTGCGCCAAAGGTTTGTATAAGAGACTCTTGATTTGTTATTAGTGTAGGGGTGTCAACTGGCCCTCTTGAGGCAAACCCTACTACTCCAACCGCTCTAGCGTTTAGAGAAGCGATGTAACTGTCAGTTACCTGTACAATTACGTAATTTCCGGGACTTACAAAATTAGCCATATTACAATGTTATTCCTTTACTTCAAGTTGTCGTCTTCTAATCATTTCAAGCATACTAGATGACGCTGTATAGGGTTTCTGAACCGACTTGGATGACTTTCCACTTATCCATAGATGCTTCCACTCATTACCAGAAAAGACTATTACTTGCTTCCCAGAGTGAGTCATATTAAATATCTCTACAAAATATGAACTTTTATCCTTTTTAGCCTTAGTTTTCGCCCTTGCCATTACAACCCTTCTATACTATTTAGAAGTCGTAAAAGGTGGCCGAAGTATATTTATTTAGGTAATGTACTGTAATCTGCTAAAGGCACTCTAACACTACACCTTCCATTCCTTAAATCAAACTGTAAATTAAAGTCTGTAAAGAAAGGTATCGTTTGGAAAGTCATGGTTGTTTTATCATCCACAGCCGCGTCAAAGTAAGTATGATTTTTTAATCTAATTCCTATGTAGTGGCCCTCAGCAAACTTATAAAACTGATACCTCCCCTCTCCTGAAACAGAAGATGAGTTTAGAGAAGGAGTATGCCATGTAACTGAACCCATACTTATAGTTCTAGGGTTATTAACTGAAAGAGGTTCCAACGGGTCATAATCAAGTACATCATATGCAAACTGTCCACTTGCGTCCGCTGATGCTGTAAATACTCCACTTGGGGAACCAATGAATATTTGGTCTTCTGTAAATGCACTAACACTTAAGAATGGGACAGATACATCATTGAACATAACTCCTTTCAAGTCAGTTGCTAGAAAATCAGAGTCTCCTCTGTACTGTATAACTTGGTCTATAAATTCAGACGTTGAATGTGCAGGGGATAGAGAAGCTACTCTGTGCTTTATATCCTCATTTCCTGTAGTTAAAGATGATACAGAAGATACTTGACCAGGAATTAATACTCTATTTGTACCACTTAAAGATAATACTAAATCAATTTCAGAAATACTAGATGGCTTTAGAGTATTAAACTTTCTATAGGTTCTTAAGTCTTTAGGGTCATTGTAAGCCGACACAGAGTTTGGAGTCTCCATAATCTCATACATGTAATCTAAAGGAAAATCATTTGACTCACCTTTAAGATATTTCCCCATCCAATTCAATGTGTTAGTATTTCTTTTTAACAGTGCTTCATCATTCTCAGGTGAATCGTGATGGCCTGTTGACATGAACATATACTTATCAGTTGGTATAGATTCAAAATCGTCAAAGTATAATCCTACCCCTCTTTGTCTATCATCTATAGAAAGCTGGGCGAGTACAGGAACGGTAGTAGAGCTTATCTCCTCTGCAAAATTATTCCTGTCGAGTATCTCATTAGTATACTGACCAATATTATCAGACCTTAATGCTGCATCTACTAAATCATACTCTCTAGGAGAATACGAGTTTAGTGAGTATACTCTTAATGGGCCGCTTAGATACGGAGAGCGTGGGCCTTGAGGTTGAGTAAGTTTAGCTATATCACCTATAACAGAACCAACAGAAGCGGCCTTAAATGTAGAGAAGGTGTCTCCAGAATTATATCCCCATGTACCAGATAGGTTTGGTATGGCAGAAGCACCAGCTTTTAAGAAGGCATTCTGAGAGGATACAATGGCATTATAAGGAACCTCCTTTCCAGACCATGCAGCAGCCATTGAAGTTCCAATACCTCCAAGGGAGCCTCCTGTGATGCCTACATTGTCATCTATAGCCGAGAAGTTACCTACTACATAATCCTTTAATTCAAATATGTCAAGTAGCTCCCTTACACAGAAGTTCTCCGCACCAAATTCAGCACTTACAGCATACTGAGTATTCTTTGGTTGAAAGAATGAGTTTTGTTTTCCACCTGCTGCACTTATCTTCCAAGGTCTAGCTTGACCCCTAACATCAAATGATAATACTGCATACCCATTGCTTAGTAGTTCTTCTTTTAGTGATGTTGGGTCTGCTTCTGAAGTACCATCTATAAACGAAAGAGATGGCTCTCCTGACTTTCTCCAACTTGCAGTCGCGGCATGAGTCATTACTAAAGGTACTGTTGGGCTAGCAGTATCGGTAGGGATATATAAATCGTAAAACATAGAGAACCCATCACTCATTACAAACTCTCTATCAGTATATGCAACCGCGTTGGGACTCTTTGTTAATGACTCCACATTACCAGACTCCTCTATTGACTTTGTTATAACAGCTACAGAGTCATCGTTACCTAATTCATGTATTTTATCAGATGCGGTCATAAGGTATTTCTTTGTAGGCATATATGCTTCAAGAGATATTAGACAAGATTTCATAAGTAGTCTATTTTGTCTGTCTCCCGCAACAGGGATGGACTGGTCAGACCAGTCAGTTAAGTATGCGTATGTAGACTCCCCAAACTTAGTTTTAACTAAAGCGTATGGATTGAACTTCATCTCTATTTGTTCAATTAATTGATTCAAGTTCTCAACATACCTATCAAATATATTAACTCTAAAGTTAACATTAACTGCTTTAGGGGATAATGAGATAACTCTGTATGCTTTTCTAGTTTTAGGGTCATACATTCTCTCAATAACAGTATTAAAGTCAGGTCTTCTTCTCTCTATAGCAATTTCAAGGTCATTACTTACAACTGATATGATAGGAATACGAAGGTTCCTATCTTCTTTTATCTTTGCGATAGCTCTTTCAGACGTTCCGTGTATAACCTCTATATCATCATGTATCTTACCTGACGGGTCTATAACTTCAAGGTCTTTAAAGATTTCCATAAGTGAAGATAAATACTCTCTATGGAAATCAATAGTATCGTGATTACCTTTACTATACTCCTCTATTAACTGTTGAACATATGAGTTAAGGTATGCTTCTCTATGTAATGTCTCGTTAAACGGAGACATATCAGAATAAGGAGAAGGTGTTTGATTAAATCTAGTCATGTTAGAATAATGTGAATGGCATAGGTTCTTCTATCTCGTTCATAAGCTCGTCAATAAGCTCTGACTTCTCCATAGTAGCCTGTTGACCTAGCTCCTGTCCATTTAATTGTGCGCCGCCGTCAGGTGAAGGTATAACTTTGTATTTGCTTCTAACTTGACTTAAGGTACTTTTGGCAACAGCTAAACTATATCTCTGTAACCAGTTAAGGTAATAATGGTGTATTGTTTCAGAGTTCAATACTTTGTATTCTACTACTACTTCTTCTAATTCACCCGCTCTAGGAGTAGGAGTTATAAATAAATATTGGTTATCTATTACCTGGAAGCTTCCTTCTCGGCCAAGAACTTTTCTTATTTGCTCAAGGTGCATTTGAAGAACTAGGAAATCACTTACGTTAAAATCAGAGAATAGGAAGTTATCTTGGAAGTACTTCAAGAAGAAGTCGAACTCAAGAGTTCCATTTTGCTGTGCAATAGATAAAAGAGTTTTCTTGAACGCGGCATATCTAAGATTGTTTATGACAAATGAAGGTAACTTGTAAAGGTTTATATCTTCTTCAGTTATGAAAGTCATTAATTGAGTACACCAGTCAGGAGCATGGTAATCCAACTTCGATATAGCTTCATCTATACCTGTCATTATTTGAAACTCGGTTAGCTCTACTCTTACTACAGGGTATCCTAATCTAGCATAAACAAAATCTGATATTGACTTATAGAATTCATTATATTCCAAGTTATCTGTGAATCTTCTCCTGTTCAAAGATTCATAGTCTATACTACCTGAAACAGAAGTAGATGACGCATCCATACGAGAATTAGTACCAGCGGTACTCCCTATAGTCTGCCCAAATGTCGTTTTAGGTATTGTAAACTTAGCCATCGTATTATATATGCTACAAGACCCTCTCTGAGTAAACAAAGAGGGTCTTGTGTTAGTTAAGGTCTAGCCTTAGTTTCTTGTTGCCTTAGCGAATGGTGTCAGTAGGGCGTTGGAGTTAGCTCCAATTACTCTAAGCACTCTATAGAATCTAGACTCAGGAGAAACAGCACACTTGCCGTATCTGGTAATCAGACCTTTCCTTGGTTGGAAAGTCTCAGGGTCTGTGATTGTTGGCAGCATTTGTAGTGGGATGTATGGGCAGTACATAAATCCTGCATCCATTGGACTTCCGCCCTTGTATCCGATAAGAATTTCATCTTCTGGATAAAGTGGGTCAACGTAAACGTCGAATTGTCCTAACCACTTACCTTTGTAAGTAATGTTACTTCCTAACTTACCAATCTCACTTGGGCTAACGCCACCTTCAAGTTTAGAAGCAGACCACATAATAGCAGCCATGAACGGCGAAGTAACAATGAAGTTACCCGCATTTCTCCATGTAGACTTGTAGATATCCTGTGATGCAAACTGAACCGCAGCGATTAGGTTTGCATAGGCTTGACCAACGTGGCGAGGAGCAAGTCCAAGCGCACTAGTAGCGAAGTCAACCAGGAATACGTTTTCCTCTGTGTTAGCTGGGTTAGTACCCAGTGTAGTAGCAGCAGCATTATTAGCATCTAACTGGTAAAGATAAGCTCCTGGGGTGTCCCCAAAACCATCATCACCAAAGCTGTTAGAGTTTCCTAAGTTTAGAGCCTCTCTATTGAAACCTCCACCTGTAGAACGGTCGTAAGCGATGTTACGAACATCTTCTACAAGCTCACGGTCAATTTCAAGACGAACTTCGTTACCTAGCAGAGAGGTCAGTTCTTTCTCAAGAGCAATGTTATGATAAGCATTTAAGTCTTGAGCAGCTTCAATTGTCCATAACGCACGGAACTTACGAGTTCTAGCAAGAACTGGTTGTTGTTCGATATGGAAGTTAATTTCAGGAATTCCAGTACCTGAAAGTTTCTCACCAGCAGAAGTACTCCAAGGAGCATTATATCCAGCAGCAGTACCAGAAGGCCATGCGGCAATAGAACCTCCAACAGTAGCAGAACCATCAATGAAGTCAGCACCACTAGAAATACTAGATAGAGATTTACCACCTGCACCCGCATCATCGGTAGATACGTCAAGTGCGCCAACATTACCGTTAGCAACGGCAACTTTGTTAGCGTAAGTCAGGTTGTACTTGCTGTAAGCTGTTTGCACATCAGCACCATACATTCTATCATTTCCTAGATAGAAGATTTGTGCTGTAGGAGCGGACATTGGTTGTACGCCGCAAATCTTATTTGCAATCAATTCAGGATAAATCCTGCGAACTAGAGGGAATGCGAACTTCTGGAAAGTACCAAGCTGACCTACATTAGTACTTTCACCAAGTACTTCCTGTTCAGTCCTAGCTCTATTCTTCTGTAAAAGAATGTTTTTGGCTTGGTTCTCAAGAAGGAGAGCGGTGTTATACCTCTCTGTGTCCCCCTCAATCCCTTCTAGAATTGGGTTCCATTTCTCCACAAATTGTAGGTCTTGGTCTTTTTCCATAATACTAAATCACTTAAATTACTTTAGAAAGATTAACAACTTCCTCAGTAATGAATTCGTTTTCAAACTCAACTTTCTCTTCCTCTGTTAGGAGAGTGTCGCCTTTTCTTGGCATTTCAGTTATTTCTGAAATGAGTGTGGTTTGAACAGATGCTTCTAGTTCCTCATAATCTTCTTTAAGAGTTCTCAGAGCAGTGGTAGCTTCTTCAAAAAGCTTATCTGTCTCTATTTTCTCCTCCGCACCTTGTTCAAGCATTTCATTTAATGAGGTAACTTTAGATTTTAAAGTTTCAATCTCATCATTTCTTTCTTCTAACTCCTTGGAGGTTTCCTCCCCAGGAGTGAGTGATAGTGCCAAGGTCTTAATCTTGTCCAATATCACTTGTTCTTTCAGAACGCTGTCCTCTTGTTCCAGTTGTACTCTTGCTACTTCCTTTAAATCTTTTACTTTCGAATTTAAGAAAGATGTAACTTTAGATTCTAGAAGTTCTTGTTGAGCGTTTACCTCTTCTGTTATAGTTTGCTCTATTAAAGAGCAAATTTCCTCAATACCTGTTTGGGATAACCCTTCAGGTAAGAGTTCAACGATTTGGCTTAAAGTTTTATTCTTCATCTTACGTTCTAATTTATCTATCCTTATGGCTGTAATAGCCCTTATTTTTTATAAAAGATTCTTTAAGAGCTTGTATGTAAACTCTCTCTTTCCTCAATTCAGGTAGTTTTAACCTATACTCATCTATTAAGTTATTAGTAACATTCTCTACCAGCATTGGATTAGCTCCAACACAAGAAGGGTCTGCTACTATATCCCAACAAATATACTTTAAATCTGAACCTACTTGAAGAGTACCTTCTTGCAAAGATGTAACTGTACCTAATGCTCTTGAGGATACTCCAATCTTAACACCATCCCGTATAAGAGCTTCAGCAATAAGACCCATAGGAGTTGTGAGAATTTCCATCTCTCCCATGATATTATTACCTTCCATGTACAGTTCAGTTATTAAATGAGATGCATTCTTATAGCTAACTGTGGCTGTAGTAGGGTGGTCTAGCTCTCCTACAAGAGTCCTGGCTCTAATAGATTCTTGGAGTGCTGCAACCTCTCTTTTTACGTCTGCCAAAGAGTATTTTCTTCTATTCCTGTTTACCTTCTCCGCTTCCCCAAACTTACCTCTAAGTACAGTCTTACCATTGGACTTACTTTCTTTTAGTACAGTGAGTCCATTTAATGAGTAAGTGTCAATTAGTAGCATTATCTATCTTCCATCTTTTTAAGAAGGTTGTCAATACTCCCTAATGACTTCTTCTTAGTTGTTTTCTTCTTCTTAACTTTTGAAACTTTCTTTGATTTAGATTTCTTCTCTTTTGTATCAGAGGCCATATTAACACCGCACATACCAACTGTTGTCATTTCTGTAATTGTCTTTCGTAAAGTAAGAATCTGCTCCTCCATAACATCTATCTGTTCAAGGAGGACTTCCAATGTTTCAGATGAAGGCTCACTTACTTCCGATTCTTCTACAACATCAGCTTCTTTAGTAGATGCTGATTCAGTTATGATACCAGCAGCAATTAACATACTATCCCTGTCGGCATTACTTAACTCAGGAAGAGGCTCTTCATTTGACTCTGAAACAGGAAGGCCGTTTACATTAGGGACAGTTTCTCCCATCTCTTCCATTATTTCAAGGGCCATGTCTCCATAACCCTTCTCCACTACTCAGCCTCCGTTAACCAGATTACAGATTCAGCATCGTCTTCATCATCAACTAACATATACTCACCTTCATCTTCCGTGATGAATGCGTATGCCGTAGCTTCAGACTCTTCAACTAAGTTGTATTCAACACCATTTATCTCTACAGTATTATCTTCCTCGATTATTTCTTGAGACTCAAGAAGAACATATGCTTCATCATCCTTAACCACAACAGTTTCAGTTAAAGTATACACAGTTCCTTCGATATCAATCTCTTTTACAGGGTCTACTTCTGTACCTATACTTTCAAACAAAGTATCACTCATTTCCTTAATAGGAATATATAAACTATCATCCATTTCAACGAACTCCTCAACTATAGAGAATAAAGAGTTGTCTAGTTGATACACTAATGAGCTTTCACTAGAGTCTGGGGTAGTATCAGCTACCTCATAACCTGCGCCTTCTAAAAGTAAATCAACTTGTTCCTTTGGTAAAAATTCCATATGTCTGTAGGCAGCTTGGCCCTTTTCTTAATTATCTAGTACTTTATTACTACCTGCTGCTCATTTTTTAGAGAGAGGGTTGTATTTCTGAGCTATAGATTTAACCCTCATACGTACCTTCTTAAACAGTAAAAGAATAACAATAAAGACTACTATAGCTGAATAAATCACAGATTGACTTAGCTTTCTAATCTCATAGAATATTCTAGCTACAGTAGAAGTGGGTGGAGCTTCCTGTCTGAATGACTCTAATGAGTTTATGTACGTAGCTGTACCCCATGTAGCACCGGCTGTAGTTATTGCTACCGCTGTAGCGGGTAATCCGATAGCTGTAGTTGTATAAGCAGTAGTACCTGCTGCTAAAGCTACAACAGCAGCAGCACAGCTAGACAGTACTAAAGTTAGTATGAGCGTTACTTTTAAGAGTATTCCCATACTGTATCTATGCTAAACTAAACGGATGTACGCATAAATGTAAACCTTTGCATTGCCATTAGCTAATCCAATAGGTTCAAAATCCATAGCTGTTAGAGGGTCTCCACCAGCTTTAATATATTGTAGTATGGTATCCGTCTGAGTTCTCATAGAGTTAGGAGTACCACCATTTATATCACACCAACCTCTTGCAATAGTATGAACCTTTCCATTCTGGTTAGTATATTTAACCTTGGCTGTAGATGTATCCCCTGATATACCTAAACTCACTCTTACAAGAACCGCAACAACATTATCTTCTACAGGTATATCAGACTCGGATGGAGTCCAAGACACAGATTGAGTAGTCATAGTGCCTAGCTCAACCTCTGAATCTAATAGTACAACCTCTTGATGAAGCTCATCTTCTAAGAATTTAACCCTTCCTTCATGATTCCCTGGGAAACTAGTACCTGAACCACGTACCCAGGAATCTCTTAATGCTAAGTAGTCGGGGTCTTTTCTGGTTAGGAATCTATTTCTAAACGAAGGTCTGTAAGAAGTCGCCAGTGCTTGTCTTTCATCGAATGTCATTTCAGCAGTTCTAAAGAACGGCCTAATGTCCATGATGTTATCAGTTGGAATATGAGTGTTCCCCGCATACCCAAAAGGTGTAAGGATGTAACAGACAGGTAAGCAGAACACTCCTCTCGTGTCAGACATCCCATTCAACCAGTCAGATATCTTTGACTCGTCGAAGTCAGAGTTCTCATCTGAGAAGTTAGGAGTTGATATTAAACTATCAGAGTCTCCCGCTAAAGGTCTGTACTCAAAGTTCTTTAAGTCTTCAGGTAATGGAACAGTTGTATACCTAAGTCCGTCTACACCACCTGTAAGATTTCCTTTCTTATCATCTATTATATTTGCAGCGTTTAACTCTTCTGTTTTCTGTAGAAGTGTTCTTCCTTGTCTATAGTCATTACCAGTGAATCTTTGTGCGCCTTTCCTTTCTTCAGAGATAGTATCTGGTTTAGACATAAAGAATCCACCTTGAATCATACCTACTTTAGGTTTTGCGTTATCATTATCCTCCGCAGGATAAGCTTCAATGTATACAACATCTAGTCTGTACAGTGGAGCAGGGTTTGAACCTACATCCGCATCAGGGTAATCTTCTGAAGTGAACTTTGGAATTGGTACACCAGGGTCTATTCCACCTTCTGAGAGAACTCTTACTAAAGCTGTTCTAGCGATACCACCAGCTTCATCAGGTGAGTTTAATCCGTAGTCAGGGTCTTCTGGCTGTGCTTTAGTTTTCTTGTCCGGCTGAGTAAATACACCATCACTCTTTCTTTCCCTGAGACCATTATCTCTATCAGCAGGAATGTTAACTCTAGCTAAAAAGCTACCAGGAGAGACAAATACTTTACCAGGAGTCCCTTCTGAAGTATAAGGTTTAAGTTCCCCAAATGTCGCACGTCCTGTAAAACTTCCTATTTGGTTCTGCAACTGGTCTATCTGAAACTGTAACTTAACATCGTTATCAACTAAGTCAACAAGAGGAAGATTGTCTACCTTATAGAAATAAGGGTCATTCGCAAGATAGTATCTTATATTGGTTCGTATTCTATTGTCAGACATTAGATTAGTTTGTTCAAGTCAAATAGGTTTAGTGAACGTACTCCAACACCGAATGTATCAGTAGATATATCACCATCCCTTCCTTCACCGCCAGGGCCATTAGTAGACCTGTAAACTGAAAGTCCATTTATCTTCTTGTATGATAGATGTTTGGCGTTTGTGAATAAGTTAGCAGCAGACTCATCAAGGAAGTTTCTCATATACCCTAGGGAATCCATATGGGGTGGCCCAGGAGTAAACCCTGGCACAGAGTCCATTAAATATGTTCCGCTAGATTGCAAGTCCCTCATGTAGTAAGCTACCTGTGCTGGGAACAGTAGTGCAGGAGTTCCAATTCCAGGAGAAGGAATACCAAAGCCGTGTACATCCTCATAACCGCTCAGGGATTTACCTTCAACTTCTGAACCTCCATCGTACCCAATAATTCTACGTGAGTCAGAATTAGGTACTGCGGAAGCATCCATAGTGATGTTCATAAATCCTTGAGAGTTAATCTGGTCTATTGGATAACCTTTAGTATCACGACCTATTGTTATAACTCCAGAGTTACTTTGGTCGGCACTTGCCGCATACATAGTTTTCAAGTCCCCTCTATGCCCAAACATAAGTCTGAAGATTCCATAGTTTCTAAATGCGTTATCACCATTATATGTTGTAGCCGCTCCGAACTTACCAAAGTAGTCAAGTGCTACACCATTAGGCCATTTACCTAAAGGCCCGTGATATCCACTTAAATCACTAATACCTCTAGGGTCGCCAGTATTGATTCTTACATTAGCCGCAGTTATTCTACTGTTATCACTGATATTCCATATCTGTAATCTTGAACCCATTGCGCTAGGGTCATAGTATCCACTGCAAGGGTCTACGTAACCAGAAGGTGAGTAACTACTTAAAGCTACATCGGCACTCACAATAGTAGTGTACCCTTTTGAGCCACCTGAATCGAACAGAGGTTTACCTGTGTATGGGTCAACCCCAGGAGCAACATCGGCAACTGTATCATAACCTTCGTCGGTTGCTGTTACACTAACTCCCCATTCTGTTAATCCTGAACCTTCAATCCCTAAACCACTAACATTACATATAACTCCAGATACCGAAGAAGCTGGCATAGAAAAATTAAAGTTTACAGAATCAACATCAACATAACTTCCGTGAACGGCACGAACTACCATACCTCCACCAGTTATAGGCTCTTCAGAACCTGATGCTATAAGTCTAGCAGTTCTAGAATAAGCGGCAGCACCAGCAGCTTCATGGAATCCATCACCAGCTATGCTAGATGTAAATGGGTTTGGGTAGAATTGTACATAGGCAGAATCCTGAACTCCAACCCATACAGAGCTAAGTTCAGAGTTACTCCAAGAACCATCATTAAATCTTACATCAACTGTTGTACCTGTAGACGACGCAGTACCACCAACATTCTTTAGGTTCAGCCCTGAGTTCTTATTAACAACTAGACAGGCTCTAGTAGAGTGAAGTTCAATTTGAGTTTGGTTTGAAGTATTACTTAACCCATACTTAAATGTATCAGGTACAGAGCCTCCTTCTGCTAGTGGAGTTTGTATTGTTGCTTGTGAGCTATTCTCAGCAAGAACAGCTATTCCAAACCTACTAATTTTAGTCGGGCCTGATATTTCAATCTCAGAATTTCCATCAGAACAGAACGCAGCAGTTTGGAAAGAATCATTTAATCCAGATGTAGTGAAATTACTTCCACTGTCAGGATTCATAGATGCAACTAATCTAGATACAGAAGTTCCTCTAAATATAGCTTTTGAATTATTTTTCGCATACGCGCACTTACCTTTTACAGGTGCGACCGCATCAGCCTTAAACCCAGGGTTGATAATTTCAACAACAGAGTTATCAGATACAATAATCATAGGCTCGTCAAATAAGGTTCCAGTTTTAGAACCATGATTAGTCATAGCTCCGCCATATGTAGAACCTCCATTATGACCAGACCATAACCCAATATAGTCTGGAAGGGAGCTTAATCCAGTGTAGTAAGGTCTTACTTGGGAGTTTCTTTCAACTCTTAGGTTAACCCCATTATGTGATACGTGGTAGGAAGCCTTGTTAAGACTTGCTACTGCTCCCCCGTCTAACCTATCTGCAAGAGGAAGTTCGTCGAATCTATACCCATAAGTAAGAGTAGAGTTTACTAACCTGATACCATCTTCTTGGTTGTCATCGGATGTAAACTGTGGTGCTTCAAGAGTAGAACTCTTTAGGTCTATACCTGTCTTATTGTTAAAGCAATCTAGTCTTCCTAAGAAAGGTATGTCAGATAGTTCTGCCTTTATACCAGCTACTGTGTTTTGGTAAGCTTGAATTACTGTGGTTGTTTCGTCTGTTCCTCCACCATTACCCTTACCAGAAGATACTCTTACGCCACCACATAGCTTACTATTTCCTAAATGTATACCTATGTCATTTCTAGAGAATGCTAGTAGGAATCTATTATAAGTAGAATCGGCAGGTATACCTAATGCTTCATCTGTGAAGGTTATATTAGAGTTTATAGAGTTTAATCCAGCACTATCTAAATTGTTTGACCTTGCTTGCCCTGCGTCTTTCTCGTAGTTCCTGTAGCCAATCATACTACCTAGGACACCGATATCAGAGTTATAGAAACTATATCCGTACTTACGACATCTTATAGCAGCAGTATTCTCTAATAGGATATCAGAAGATATAATCTCAAATCCCTTGTCTGTGTTATGCGTAAGTTTAGAGCCAGTTGAATCGTCTCCCGAAGCACCATCAACACATANTCCTTCAAGTTTAATATCCCCGTGGCATCCCCTTATAACAATGGATGTGAAATAACTTCCATAAATATTAGCCGCAAATCTATCTGAAGTGGCAATCGTCTCCCTAGTAGTTTCTAAGCTTGTACCATTGCCTCCTTTCTCTTTTAGCCTCAAAATCAAAATCCTGAAATTGTATTATCAGTAGATGATACGTAGGGTAGGCCACTTATACTATCACTTGAGCCAACCGCTCCAACAAAGTCAACAGTAGTATAGAAGTGCATCCTGTCAACTTCATCCTCAGTGTCAACGAACTTAGAGCCTAATATTCTTCCTTCCCCAGCTAAGAACTGGGAATTATCGAACAATGTAGAACCTGTTCTAACGCTCGATGCGGCCTCCAAGTTGTTTCTAGCGGTAGTAGTCTGGAACACTGTTGGAGAGTCAGCAGAGCCAGG